TGCAGCGTTTATTTCCCCTTGGTCTGCCGTGCCGTCGCAAAGGTAATCACAGTCAGCAGTAGTCCAGCCTGCGGTTGATGTTCCGACTACAAAGCGAGCAACCTTAGTCTTAGTAGGAGTAGTCCAAGTAGTATGATAGTCAGTAGCACTAGCCTTTACAGGTATTTGACCCACAGTGCCGCCGGCAGGAAGACCGGGGCCAGGGTTACCTTGTTCCCCTTGTACTCCCTGAAGACCCTGAATACCCTGTATGCCTTGGACTCCCTGTATACCTTGGACTCCCTGGTCACCCTTGGAAGCCAGCAAGCCCCAGTAAGTACCGTGCGGAGGAGCATTACCAGTAGTAGACTCATGACTTACTTTACAGAAGTAGCTCGAGCCTTCATAGTCAACTACGTCTATCTGTGTATCGTCTCTTACATAGTCAGCCTCTTCGACCCAAGCTCCCTGAGGATAATAGCCCGGGCCAAGCTCTCCCTGAGGACCCTGTGGGCCTTGCGCTCCCTGTGCGCCAGTAGCACCAGTCTCCCCCTGTATGCCCTGGGGTCCCTGAATACCCTGTATGCCCTGAGGTCCCTGGGGGCCCTCGAGCTGGCCTACATTTACCCACTGCGAGACGTTAGTGTCCCAGTTATAGATATTATATGGAGCAGTACTCCCAACGAACCACGCGTCACCAGCGTCACCCACAGGGTGAGCCGTCTGCAGCGCCAGCAGTGTAGAATACACGCCCAGTATAGCGAACGATGTGCCGTCTGCTCCGTCGTCGCCTTTAAGTCCCTGGGGCCCCATAGGTCCCTGAGCACCAACATTACCTTGTATGCCCTGTGGGCCAGCTGGGCCTTGTGCTCCGGTATCACCAGTTTCGCCCTTTAGACCACGCGCACCTTGCGGTCCCTCAGGCCCCATAGGTCCAGTGTCGCCTTTAGGACCCTGTATACCAGGCACACCTTGTATGCCAGCAGGACCCGGTAAGCCTTGTACTCCCTGAGGGCCAGGAGCACCGGCAGCTCCCTGCGGACCAGCTACCCCCGGTATACCTTGTGGACCACGGACGTTTACAGGTGAGGGTATTACGCCAGGCCCACCTTCAGAGAAGCTCATTATACCAGTAATTTGGTCAACAGTTGGTATAATTGTATTACCTAGGTCTCCTTTAGGACCTTGCACACCTTGTGGTCCTTGAATACCTTGAGGTCCTTGTGGGCCTGTTATACCCTGAATAATAGTCTCATTAGTTGCTGGACTATCAGTTATTACAGTATTATTAAATTTTAATCTACTTCTTTGAGCCATTACTGTACCATCTGATTTAACTACTAAGTGTCCTGCTGAACCAGTAGCTTCCCAAGTAACCCCATCAGTTGAAGTCTCGATTACTTTATCATCATTTAATCTAACATAAGGTATATTATCAGATAATACAGCTTCATCAAGGGTTTTACCACCTTTGGCTCCTATCTCCTTAGCGCCATTTACACTAGCCAATGTAGCTAAGAACGCATCTACAGCCGAGTCAAAGTCATTATGAGCATCTACTAATTGGTTAAATTCATCGTCTACTTGACCACTCAGTGCCTTTGTACCTGGCTGAAAATCATACAATCTCGATATCTGAAATGCCATACTTAGACCCCCTTGGTTTCTTTGATTTGTAATAAGCTGCAAAGCCATATATAGTCATTACTTCATCTAATGCCTCATGGCTTATTTTAATTCTCATTCTATTTACTTTTTTACCTATCCTTATCTCTTTAATAACTGTATCAACCCAGTCCCAAACAAATTCGTCCCAATTAGTAATATCCCAAGAACCAGAGTCATCTATAACTATTTCCTTAGCATAAGTATTATATCCGGCCTCTATATCTAACCTGACAGTACAGCCATGAGACTCATCTTGTTGAGCTATTAGAAACAATTTTTTAAGTTTTTTAACAATTACAGCATCTTCTAATTTTAAATAATGAGTAGCTTCAGAATATATGGGCTCATTAACATCGTTTAAGCCGTCAAAGGCCTTATATATTATACCCGTCAGTGATGAACCAAAGTATAGCTCATTATCATCACCCTCTATCCAATCAGCTACATTCCATCCTTTATATATAACCCACGGAAATAGTAGCCTACTTACACCCTCTCCAGTTGAACTGTTATAAGCCATACCTAAAGAAGCCTTTAAAACAAGATTATTTTTTCCTGTATTATCATCGCAACAAGCAAGATAATAATTACCTTTATATACAATGGACCTCATTTGGTCAAGATTAGTCAAAGTTTTATATATGTCTTCAATGTTCTTGGACACATAATAAGACTTAATCAATCTATCTTCCACAGTATTTAAACAGAATACTCCCTCATTATCCGCAAATAGCAAATAGTCTTCAGATACCTGTACAGTCCCTGGTATTGCACCATGTCCTGTATCAAGAGGCTTAAATTCAACATCAGTAGAGGGATCCCAACCAGTCCATCTAAATATCTCTCTTTCTTTAAAAGCAAGTAATGAGTCTGAGAATAACATCAAGTCAGTCAATTTATCATTATCGTCTGTAACTGCTTTTACGATAGACGAAGCTTTAAAATTGGTTGGATCTCCAATCTCAGAAAAATATAAATAGTTAGGATTTTGGGGGTCACCCAATGCAAACATTCTTTGACCTCTTTGTATAAGTCTAGTACATCGTTTGATGGGAGTTAAATCAGAGCCTGCTGCTGGAGTAACAGCTACACAAGTAGTACCATCGTAAACCCAATACTCTTTACCATCTAATAAGTACAATTTAGAGTTAGTAAAAAATTCATAAGCTATATTGTTAGAGTTTAGTAACAAAGTTATTACATTATTGTTAAAATCCCTTAAACTTTTATTGGTAACTAGAAGCGGTTTATCTGGATAGTCTATCAAACAAGATATAGGAGTAGCTACGGCTTTTAATGTCTTATAAACAGAACATCCTTTTCGTTGAGTATATCCACCTCTAGCTTGTAAATCAATATTTATAGCCGTTATTAATTCTGATGGCTCTAATTCATCGTAAGAAGAGGTATTATTAATACCTCTATTAAAATTGGTAAAACTTATCATTTTTTTCTTCTTATTATTCATAGTATGACTCCACCCCCATACGTTTAGAAGGTTTTGGCATTACATCAAGAGTGTCTATTGGGGTCATACTATCTTGACTATGTGTAGTACTACTAAGATTAGCCAAAGCTAAGTTTTTATAATAAAGCCATCTTTGATAAAATCTCTCAGCTAAACCACTCTCTTCATTATCTCCTTCACCTTCTTTATCATAATACATACTAATTAAGTAATATACTACAGCAGAGTGAAGTAATGGATGGATAGTTAATTCTTCAGCCATATTTGTATAATCTGGTACACCCGTAGTAATTGTAACTGTAACAAAGCCAGCCGGCTCTAGAAAAACTAGAGAGGCTGGTTTAATTTGAATGTTTGTGAGAGGGTACTCACCATTCTCATCGAAAGCTGACAGTACATTGAGTATACCAGTGGCCACAGAAACTGTGGTTCCTTTGATTACATTATTAGTTGTTATCGTTTGAACTACCGGAAGGTCCAGTGCGACTTCTTTCTGGGCCATGTCAATCCAAGTACGAACAGAACTTTCAACTACGTCGTCACCAAACTCTTGGAGTTGGGTTAGTAATTGCTTACCTTTCATAACAAGTACCCTCCTTTAATATTAAGCTCCTGGGTTTCCTATCCAACCTCTCCAGTCAGAGTATCCTACAGAGAACCTTGCGTATCCACGATATTTGGCAACCATATTATCAAATACCTCAGTACCTTTGAACTCAGGTTTAACTCTCCAGAAGAAGTTAGTTTCAGACAGTCTTGGGTCTCTCAAGAACCAAGCATCTGAGTCGTCTAAATAGTCCATAACTACGCAGCTAAGTCTATTCTTAATAACATTCTTGTCATTGTTAGCAGTACCAGCTTGTAATGCTGAATTAAGGATAGTCAATGCGTTAAACTCATTATCAGGGTGAACTATAAGCTGCTTAGCACTAGCTTGCATTTTAAATCCTTCCTGAGTAAGAGTCTGAGTCTTCATAGCAGCTATAGCAAGTTTTAATGAAGCATCGGTCAAATCAGCAGCAGTTAATAAGTTACTAGCAGTACCACCTCTTAACAATGGATGAGCAGCTGAGAATAATGGGACACTATCATAGCCGTTGGTAGTAAAGCCATTGTTAATTACAGAGATTGCAGTCTCTTCAATAGTAACACGGCATCCACGTCCTAATCCTTTAGGAAGTTTTTCGATAACATTGTATTGGTCGTCGTCAGCAAGTTCTCTTTCCACAGAAATCATCTTTGCGTATGATTTGTGGATATAAGTAACTTCCTGGCCATGTTCTATAGTGTCCTCAGCGATAGGACCAGATGGTTGTTTTTCTTCCCATTTTCCGGTTCCAGATACGTGGTAATCGTATTCTTTCGCTTTCTTGGATTTCTTTACAGAAAATATTTTACTGTACTGTTCAGGAATTTCTGAATAAGCTTCAAAGAAGAGTTTCCTGAACTTAGGTTCTAGTAATTGTTGAAAATTAACTGATTGTAATGACATAGTTTATCTCCCTTCTTTTATGCGGTCCACAGTTTAGCAGCACTTATAACAACATCTGCAGTACCTGTACCAGCAGTAGCATCTACATTAACATAATTAACCACAGCGAATACTCCGCCAGTCGTATCATCTAAATCCATGTCTTTGGCAGTAGCGTCCCAATCAAATAAAGTTCCAAATCTGTCTGCAGCAGCCAGTGTCTTTTTAGTAGAACCTGTAAAAGGAACTCTAATAACAGACATTGGGTTTATTAAAAGTACTGAAGCTTCGGCTCCAGAAGCAGCATCGCCCATTGCAATACCAATTATATCAACATCTGCAGCAGTTAATGGTCCAACAAGGCCTGAAGTAATTGCTAATATATCGCCTTCTACAACGGCAGCATTGGTAGTAATTTTCACAGTCATTGGCTGTGAATTATCTAGTGAATATACATATTTAGCCATGTGTTATCTCCCTTCTTAACGGCCTACAATAGCCGCAATTATTTCATTTATTTTTGCTTTATTAGCATTTGCCAGTGCGATAGCAGAAGCTTCATCCGTGGCATCTGCTGTGGTTATAGGAGCTAAGGTTACATCAACTTTTAAACCTTTTAATTTAAGTATATCTAAATTAGTTACACCCATAATTTATTTTCCTTTCTTTTTGGATTTCATTCTTTCATAGTCTTCCAAGCTTGACATATTAGCATAAGCAGCATATTCCGCTGGGTCCATGCCAACTCTTTTAGCAGCAGAAATTGTAGCTTTATCCAATTTCGGAGCAGATTTTCCACCTGTACTCCCTGGTTTTATTACTTTCTGGTTGGATGACTTAGTCATTTTTGCTACAGCTCTTTGTTCGGCGTCTCTTACAGCAGCTTTAGTACCTAAGTCTCCTTTTGCTAATATATAAGCTTGTTTAATTGTTAATTTAGGGTTATCATCCATGATTTCGTAGATTTCTTCCTTAAATAACGGGTAGTCTTTGTATTTGGGGTCTGCTATAAGCTTCTGCTCATCCAATTCTCTTTGTAATTTCTGAGCTTGTTCATTAACAGATTTCTGTGTTTGCTTCAACTGTTTCTGTTGAGCTAACTGCTGAGGAGTAATTCCAAGAATTTTAGCTTGCTCAAAATCAGACATACCATCAAGTCTGCCTATTAAAGTATTAATATCCAACCCAGTAAGTTCACAAATTTTCTTAACAGCTGTCTCATAAGGCTTCATTTTGTCTAATTTTCTATTAAAAGTACCTACACGAGTTTTTATAGCTGCTTCTACTTGGTCTTGGGTATAAAAATGTTCCTCTTCTTGGTCCTCTTCATCAATTTCTTCCTCTGTTTCTGGTTCCTCAATAGACTCATCATCGTCTTCGACTTCGTTGTCATCAATAAATTCATCTTCATCTATAAGGTCCTCTTGCAATAAATCTTTGTTCATTTTAAACCTCCTAGTATTTTCAGGTCTACACCTGTATTTGACAGCATTAAAGGAGCTGAACCCTGCAGCGTTAAAGGAGCTGAACCCTAAGTATATAATCCTTCATCGAGATAAGCTTTAAGTTGGTGTGTAGCATGACCGTTATAACCACAGTGTGGGCAGGCCATTGTTTTGTGGAGAGCCCAGCCTTTATCTCTAAGACCAATCCTCTCACATTTTGGACATATCGGTAAAACTAATACATTAGCCCCTTCGTTGGCATACTGTTGTAGCATAAAATTTGATAGTCCATGGTTCATGTACTTATTTACGTTTGTCTTTATCATAGTACACCTCCTTGAAGTCCTGCAAGTATCTGATTAAGTACATCCGGAGGTAACTGACTAAGTAAGGAATATAGTTGTGCTTCGTCTACAACACCAGAACTTACCATTTGTTGAAGCCTCTGAATTATAGCTGGGTCAACAGTGGGTTGTTGGACAGGCTGCATTGGGGATTGCATCGGTGGTTGCTCTGGTGGCATTATCGGCTGTTGACCCGTTATGGAATTGGCTATATCAAGTTGGTCTGCAGAACTATTTCGACCGGCAAATACTCCTTCTGGTGACCATGGGTCAATTATGGGCCAATTAAGTACTTGCTTTAATGTAGCTCGTGTTTCTTCAGTAGTAGTAATATTTTCTCTATGGAGCTCAACAGCAGCCTCATATAAGAATGATTTGTTATTAGGCATACCAGCACCAATATGAATTTCAATATCGAACTCAGCAACTTTAGTCATAAGTTCACCAGGTTGTTCTTCACCGAACTCATTTACAGTCGGCTCATCATAAAGTGGTTTATATCTTCCTTTAAGTTCTAAGTCATCACTCTCTGGGTCAAAATTCTCATTATATGTCAACTGTGGTATTTCTTTAAGGTCAGAACCTCTAAACCACAGGTACTCAGTTTTGTCTTTTTCAGTTATATCAAATGCTTGCTCGGTAGTCATAAATT